CTATTGACTTCTGGAAGCATCTGCGTCGCATCAAAAGTCTCTTTAAGGTGCTCTCTAGCCTGCACTACATTATCTGCCGTTTTGCCGGTAGACGCTTTGTAAAACTTTAATAAGGCTTTTTCGGAGTCTTGAACGTTGGCCTCAGCTATTTCTTTTCCCCACCTTTGTTCTATCTCTTTCTGGGGCACTCCCATCTCCCTCAATAGAGGTTGTAATGGTATGTGAGAAGTCCCATATTTGACGTTGAAATTCCGTTCTTTAGGATCAAATCCAACACTAAAGCCTCGTCCTTTGGCTAGATTGAATGAAGATTCCAGCTCCCCGTTGTCTTTAACCCGAGCGTATACGCCAGATTTCAGTCTCCACTGATTATCTATCTGATACTCTTGCCCATCTACTATTTGCGAATGCCTACGCGTAGTCTTGGGCAAATTGAACAAACGCATGGTCTGCTCATCAACGGTTTTTCCGGTAGTTACGTCTTTTAGGGCGACGCGAGCTTCGACAGGTACGGCCCACGTACGTCCTTTGATTTTCGCCTGCTTTTGGGAGCGGATGTCGTCTATGCTAAGGTCGTCTTTGATGTTGATTTCTTTGAGCTCTAACGCGTGCTTCTTTCCCACTATAGGAAAAATACCATTAATTGTATCGGTAACCCTACCTTTTAGAATCGTGAATCCCTCTTCTGGAGACAGTCTCGCCATAGATGTGCCCTTTCGTCCGATCCTCGAGAATTCCTAGACTCTCTTCCGGTGAAAGACTTTTGCTGCATACACTTTATACCGAAAAGCTAACAGATCACAGCCCGCCGTTGCAAACGAAATAACTTCGCGTAGTTGGATATAAGATAGATGTAAGTAGTTACGGCAATTATCACACAACAGGAGGAATCAGAATGATCGACCAGATCTACTCGAACGACCCGAATGACCCGAACGACCAGAGGGACAGTATGGTGGATTTCAACGACTTGGTTCGAGACCAAGTCAATGGAGACACATACAGCCAGGACAGCCAAGACTACAGTTCTTACGACGAAGATAGTGATTAATGCTCTTAAGACTATTCGCCTTATCAATAATAGTAGCTTTCATAGAGGAGGTTGCTGACGCTCTCACAGAAATAATGGAGAGCGTTAAAGGCGGATAAACAGGTAGCGGGAAACCCCGCATCTGAAGATGGAGGAGGCCATGCCCGAACACCGTATAGGTGAAGGAGATGTATGCACGATATGCGGAGAATATCTCCTAGGTGATGACCGCCCCCTAACTCTCGTTGAATCAGGAAGGATGGATCCAATGAAAAAGGATCCATCTTTCCTGAAATTTATTCCTGATTATCTATGCGAAGATAGCCAGGAATCGGAAGACGCACTGGTAGATGTGTTCCACACAGAATGCGTCATAGCCAATGCCATAGAGGGAGATTGGGGACGGTTCAGTCCCCTCCAATGCGATGCCTGTGAGGCTCGATTTCTGCGGGATATCCCACGATGGGCCTTTCGGTTTCGAGTTGGAGGGGTAGATTTGGAAGGTTTCTTCGTAGCTGACAGGAACCCTGCCAACTCAGCAATACTCTGTCCAGAATGTTTCAAGATGCAAATAGAGGACGGGTATTTAGAAGATGCAGAAGGATACTAAACTAAGGAGGATTCAGGCCCGCGCCGTGCCGGTTTCTGCTCAGGCAGAGGCCGCGCGGCGGCTTGGGCCGACCTAGTAGGACCCCCACCTGCCATTAGCCCTAAAACGATGTCATGGAGTTGCGGCTGTTTTTGTTTAAGTACAGCCAGTGCCCTAGGTCTCTCGCTGGGTCCTAGCGATGACACCCTATCAGCAATCTGTCTGCCGAGCAGTAGAATATCTACGTTTTGCTGACCGGCTAAGGATTCCCCTGTAGCGCCAGGAGGTATCCTCTGCACTGACTGCATGGTCAGTGGTGATTGCACCTGAGGTGATCCAGCTAGTAACTCTGGTTGGCGCGGCGCAGGTTGCAGTTCAGGAGGAGACGGTGGCGGTTCCTGTCCCTGCTGCTGAGCCATCTGCTCTTGCATCATCTGACTCTGCTGTTGCCCTTGAAAAGCTGCTTGATCTTTGGCCGCCTCGTTTTGGATGGCCATCTGCATCTGCATTTGTTGCTCTTGGGCTTTATTTTGCCACTTCATAGCAGACATCTGGGCTTCACCCTCTATCTCTGCCTGCAGCAATCTCTGTTTCTTCATCGATCCAGCACGACGGGCAGCCTCACGCTCCATGATTTCGTCTTCTTTATAGGAGTCGTAATCCGCATCGGACAAGAGAGACTCGTCCGACAGTTTTCCGGATTGATTTAACTGGAATAGGTACGCTTTCCTCTGTAAATCATCCGCCATTTTAAACGGTTTGAATCTTGCTCTGACCGAAGGCCACCCAAGCCAAGAAGACGTCTGGCGTATGACCCACTTAAGCAGAGATAGATGATCCTGGAGATACCCCAAAAAGGTATTCTCCAGCATACGCAAACTGACATTGCTGCCAGAATAGGACAGACCACCAAAAATCAACTCAGTGGGCACCCCCATGCCGGCCACTATCTGCTCGGACCACACCCTTATCTCCTGACTAAGGAGTAGAGCCCTGCCGTCTCCTCCAATAGACTGGTGTCCAAGAGGGAGAGGCATGATTGGTATGTAATTTGAGTCCGATCGCCAACGTTTGATTTCACTAGCAACCTGATCCCTCCAATCCTGTAAATTTACGGAAGTGTAGGGATCTGAAGTAGCAGTACCTGCCTGGGGGAATATTACCCGAAGAGGAACGATATGCTCCAGCGCAATACTATTTTTAGTGGCTGTACCTGGGGTGCAGAATGTGGTGTCTACGGCAACTTTGAAATCTATATACTGCTCTTCTTCCACTTCTTCTACGGAGCATATTCTAGCTGCGAAATAGTCCTTCCAGAAAAAGCCGCTTTTGCCGGATACTACTTCTGGCCCGTAACCGCTTTCCCAAAGGGCCCAAAGCCTATCTGCCGAGGAATTGCACACTGTCACATTATAAGAGCCTTTACTCCGCACTTCTCTGCCGTCTATCCAGGTAACAGTGGGCTTTAACGAACCGATGGCAGCAATACATCCAAAATGCAACATCAATCTGTACGCATCATATGCTTGATCTCTACTAGATGATGTCACGGCAATACTAGCCGTTGTTGACGTGCCGTCGGCCTCCCACAAGCCCTTGAGATACGACAACTTTACTTCGTCTGTACCCGTTAAAATTTCGTTGGGTGCTCTCTTTTGCCTAGCAGTGCCTGGAATCAATCCTTTAATGAGTTTACGCACAATAACGTCGGACAACACGACTGTATTAACAGTCGTTCCGTATTCCACGGTCGCCTCGACCGAGAACGCGTTGTGTATAGCATCTAGCAGTGGAACAAAATTATCCTTTTTGCTTAGACTGAAATTTACATGCCGCGACCCACAACTACCATCCCCAGCGTACCACCCCAAGATGTAAGCCAGATCCTTGGTCATGGGTATACTACTGGGCATACGCTTCGGGACGCGACCCTCCTTCACTGCCCTCTTCGCCACCCGACCAGGATTATCATGCTTTACCGAGTCGCCGCGCTCTAACGCCTCAAATGCAGAAGCAGTGCTTTCCGAACAACCACTGTAAACAAAGTCATCAGTTCTGCGCAGTCCAGTATATTTAGCCACGTCTATCGATGTCTCACCGACAGGTAAACACCTAGGATAAAGCACATATTCCCCGACCCCAAGCTGGCCAGCGGGACAGAGTACCTCTTCGTAGAGGTGCGGATTGCGCAATATTACTGACGATCTCTGGGAATCTTTTGTATCAGATCTGCGGGCTTCTTCGTTTCTGCGAATGGTGAAAACTGGGTGCTGAGGAGAATACGTTGTCGGGAATCCCCGAAGCCCAGTCAAAGTGATCTTTCGCCCAATCTCGTCTTCTCTGGCGTCTCTGTACCACTTGTCTTCTACTTCTCTCCAATTGCCGGTGTGCGTACGCACTAGGTCACCTACCTGCACATCATCTGCCAACACCAAGCCACTGGGCGTCTCAATCTCACTACTCAGAGACACACATTCTTGCGCCTTGCGTAAGATCTGGAGATAGAATGTGTCCTTCAAGACAGGCAAGATCATGGGCGTGCCCCATCCTCTATCCTTGCCAGCCAACGTCGGTCGCTTGAAGTGGTAGATGTTGTCTTTGGAGAAAACGACAGCTTTTTTTAGCTTCAAAGCATCGATGAACAACTGTGGAACAGTCTCTACAGTAGACTTCTTTCCTATAATGATGTCGTTACGTATCTGATTAGGAATATCGTAGTAATATTCGTATTCTCCGGTGATCTCGTTGTAACGTATATCTACATTTTCAGGATTCCATCGGAGAAGTCTTATTCCTTTAGGAGCCCGTATATAGTGATCATAAGACCTCACAGGCCCATGATTACCACAATTGGGGCACTGCATATGGAACTGGAAATTTTGGAACCTATATGTAGAGTCCTTTGCCATGTGCTTAGACTTGCAACTAGGGCATTCCAGAATCTTTATAAACGGGTAAAATATAGAGACTAGAGCATTACCGTAGGTGTAATAGTCCAGACCCACTTCAATTTGGAACGCGCGGTAACGCAATTGCTCCAACAAAAAAGAGGTCCACCGCTGCTTCATCTCTGGACGTTCGGTATCGAACAATATGTCGGTGATGGGGTACTCACTCATCTTGAAAACTACTGCATTGATGAGAGGATTCACCAAGAAGTAATACCTACACCAACGAAACATCTGCTTAACAGTGGCGGGTAAGTAGGTATGTGCGATGTCAAAGAACGGGCTAGGATACTGCAGTCCGTTATCCTGGGATCCGCCCATTCGTCCGCTGAACCTTGCATCACCTTGGGTACTTGTTACTCCTAGAGTCACTTAGTAAGCCTCCTGCCCCGCTACTTGCCCAGGTCTGCGGACCATCTGCACGCCTTTATCACCTAGTCTTCCCACTTTGCCCCCGATATAACCCCCACCCATACCCACTATTTGTCCCCCCAATATAGTAGTCGGGGCGACCATCCAACCGAGAGCACTTCCCGCACCTCGCAGGCCCTTTTCCAATCGCCCAGGTCCGCCCTCTTCAGGTTTCTCCACCAATCCCTTGCCTGCTTCATAAGCTCCCAGACCGGCAAAAAGTTTGCCCGGTCCTCCACCACGCTGCCAACCGCTCCTGATGACGTCGCCAGGACGAGTTAACATACCGTGTACTACACCAGGCGCACTCATGTATCCCTTCTTAAGGGCATCTTCCTCGAACGCGATCCTGGCTTTGGCTGCCGCAGAAGCTTTGTCCGACTTCGCCACATTCCCTCCAAAATTCTTGGCGTTGAATGTCTCCGGATCAAATCTGCCTATCAGACCTATTTCTCGAGCCTTTTCTAGTTTTTCAGCTTCAGTTTTTCCTAGACCTTTACCGGTCAAAGAGTACCGCTGTCTCTGGTAAAAGTTGCCGATTCCTTTTCTGACAGCTTCCCTACCCTTTTTTCTGGCTAATACAGTCCCACCAGCGATACCACCCCCAACTAGAGCCCCTTTAAGAGCCCCTCGAGTATACCCGCCAGGCTGGTCCGGGTCTGATGCCAAGGCGCCTCCAACAGCGCCCAGACCAGTGCCGAGAAGCACCTGCCTACCATAATTACCACGCAACTCGCTGCCGGCCATTCCCACAGCTTTACCAATATTAGAGCGCGCAAAGCGACCCGCTGACCGTAAAAAATCACTAACAGCGGCTTCCTTATTTAGTTCGCCATAGAAACCGATCATGTGCCTGGGAGTAATATGTCTCATCGCAATAGCCTCAATTGATCTTTGAGCTGTCTGCGCCGCAAAGCTAGATAATCGCATGCAACTTTCAATTTGGCCACCTGAATATCTATTGCGGTCTCGTGAAGGATAGGCTCGTCTCCACTACCCCATGCTTCCTCCGGCAGAGACATAATCTCATCGAATCTCTTCTTTACAGAAGCAATAGATCCTTCTGGATTATCTATTTTGGTCTCTACCATGAGCTCCAGTATCTCATCCTGGCAAAATTCTATAGGCTCTGGAGCGTAAAACACTCCTTCTGCCACCACGCTAGCAGCAACCCAAGATTGCACTTCCTGTATGAATTCTTCCTCAGATCGCACCAGGCTGGCTATGTCTACCGCGTTCATAATCTGCGCTATGGATGGCTTTTGTATAACTTGGAAATCAGGTATATTGTTGTTTAATGCCTGGGTAATCCAGCAAAACACTTCCCATTTATCCCAAAACCACTCATTGATGTGGAGCGTCTTTATGGCTTGTATTTTCGCGCATGTGTGATCGCTTATAGAAGGTACTCTGAAGTCTTCCTTAATCTCCTTCCACAATGTAGCCGCTTCCCACCCAAACCAATCGGTATTGTATTTGGCAAGTAATGCCAAGTCGAGCACCACTGGATGAGTGTCGTGATGAACAAACAAATTGCGATGCGTGATAGGAGCCAACCCAGCCGGAATTCCGGCTGGGTCTATCGGCTCATTTCGTATCTCTTCGTTTGGATCTTCGACATCGCCAGCGGTTTCTACGAGTTCAGCGCTGGCATCATCCACGTCTATTACAGACGGGACACTCGCGGGCACTTCAGGCTGTCCTATTTTTTCAAGGACAGCCAATAACCTATCTTCATGGGTCGACACTGGCTATTACGTGAGAACAGCACTGAGTGTGTTCGACATCACTCCGTTAGAGCTCAGCATAATGCCAACGATATCCGTGGCTGCCCTGCCGGTTAATGCAGGCACCAACACGGTTACTACAGTGTCGGTCCACTGAGTAGCTGCTTGAACTGGGTCGCAGTTCTGCCCATTGATGGTTACTGTGTTTCCGGCGTAATAGCCAGCGCCTCCCGCCAGGGGAGTCGACGTGGCAACCACGACATTGTCGGCGCCTGTTCCTCCTGCTACCGCATGTATGATTCCGATACAGGTAGTCTCGGCATTGATTGCCGCAGCTACGTCTGTTGCCGTGCTACCGCCGGCCGCTAACGTAACCGTTAGAACCGTACCAGCTACTGCGGCAGCTAAAGCACCGACACCCTGTTCTATAACCAAACTGAAACCGCTCACCCCCGGTTTCAGCATTGTGACGGTTATGGCCGCATTAGCTGTACCAGACGTAAGGGTATCGAACGTTTGACCTCCGACAAAGTTGCGGCCTCTTATTACGAAGCTAGCTTGACCAGCAGCCAAAAGATCACCAGGATCCAGGGCGTCGATTACTGGTCTCAACGCAGTACTCTCTGTGCTGAGTGTATTGGACAGCACGCCATTGGCGCTCACAGTGACGCCGACGATATCTGTGGCTTGTCTTCCTGTCAGAGCCGGTACTAATACCGTGATAGAGGTGTCGGTCCACTGACTGGCAGCCTGAACTGGGTTGCAATTCTGCCCGTTAATAGTCACCGTATTGCCGGCATAGTAGCCGGTACCGCCAGCCAACGGAGTCTCGGTTGCTACTACGACATTGTCGGCACCAGTACCGCCCGCCACCGCATGTATGATACCAATGCAGGTCGCCTCTGCGTTGATGGCCGCAGCTACGGCTGTTGCCGTACTACCGCCTGCTGCTAGAGTCACTGTCAGCGTGGTGCCGGCAAACGCTGCCGCAAGAGCACCGACACCCTGCTCCACAATTAAGCTGACGCCGCTGTCACCGGGCTTCAGCATAGTCACTGCCACCGCCGCATTGGCCGTTCCAGATGTGAGGGTGTCAAAAGTCTGGCTTCCAACAAAATTGCGTCCCTTAATTACAAAAGACGCCTGGCCAGCCGCCAAAAGAGTGCCCGGATCCAAGGCATCGATCGCCGGCTTCAGTGCAGCACTCTCAGTACTGAGAGTATTGGACATCATTCCATTCGCGATAACTGTAACGCCGACGATATCCGCGGCCTGTCTTCCTGTCAGGAGCGGCACCAGAACTGTAATGGAGGTATCCGTCCATTGGCTCGCAGCCTGTACCGGATTGCAGCTCTGACCATTGATATACACAGAGTTACCGGCATAGTAGCCGGCGCCCCCTGCTAGAGGAGTCGATGTGGCAACCACAACGTTGTCCGCGCCTGTACCGCCGGCCACCGCGTGTATGATACCGATACACGTCGCTTCCGCATTGATAGCCGCCGCCACAGCTGTTGCCGTACTACCGCCCGCCGCCAACGTAACCGTCAACGTACTAGCAGAAAACGCCGCCGCAAGCGCTCCAACACCCTGCTCTATCACTAGACTAACACCACTATCCCCGGGCTTGAGCATTGTGACGGTTATGGCCGCGTTGGCCGTTCCAGACGTGAGAGTATCGAAAGTCTGACTTCCGACAAAGTTGCGCCCTTTGATTACAAAAGAGGCTTGACCGGCCGCTAGAAGAGTACCAGGATCCAGAGCATCCACGATCGGCACTTCCGCGCTAGTATCGGTGCAGATAGTATTCGACAGCACTCCATCAGAAACCACCATGACAGCCACGACATCCGTCGCCTGCCTACCCGTCAGGGCTGGAACCAGCACGGTGATGGATGTGTCGGTCCATTGACTGGCGGCCTGGACAGGGTTGCAACTCTGTCCATTAATGTAGACGATGTTTTCCGCATAAGCCCCGACACCGCCTGCGAGTGGGGTCGACGTGGCGACAACAACATTGTCTGCCCCCGTGCCGCCCGCCACTGCATGAATAACGCCGATGCACGATGCTGCAGCATTGATCGCTGCAGCCACAGCTGTTGCGGTACTGCCGCCGGCAGCCAGTGTGACGGTCAATACACTGGCAGACAGCACTGCGGATAAAGCTCCAACTCCCTGAGCCACTACCAAGCTGACTCCGCTATCGCCGGGTTTGAGCATTGTAACGGTTACTGCCGCATTAGCGGTACCCGTAGTGAGCGTATCGAATGTTTGACTTTGAAGAAGATTGCGCCCTTTGATTACAAAAGACGCCTGCCCGGCCGCCAGAAGGACACCCGGGTCTAAAGCATCCAATATCGGATGGCCAGTTCTGGATTCGGCAGCCAGGAAACCCGTCTCCACGTCGTCTCGGAGATCTGCGATCTCTGCTTGCAGTCCGCCTGTTCCGCGTAGAAGGTGGGCTTTCTTAGCGCGTTGTGCACTAAATGCTCTACTCTCTCTTGTCATTGTGGTGATCTCCTTTTTCTATATACCCCTCGTGCTATGGCTGCACGACGAACGGGCTTGGTTGCGGGTCATTTGCCATCCGCATGATGATACGCTTTGTATCTAGCGGAAGGGAATCGAAAATCTGGACTGGGGATTTCCTCAGATTGTCAGCCATCTCGGTGCCGAACTTCTTCACGATAATCGAGTACCCGGCATTAACTGCCTGCTTGAGCTGCTCTTCATTGATTCTGTCCCCGTGCGTACTGAAGGTCCACTCGGCCTCTTTAGTGAACCCATATGTGGTGTACCACGGATCATATACACCATCATCCCAGTGATAATCCAGTCCAGTAGCCTCGTCGAACTGACGAACCGCCTCGCAGAAGACATCCGGTGGGACATGTGCATATTTATCCATTAATCCATGGAGCATGTCCCGTTCCGGTGAGTCATCCTGGAAATATTGCATCCTCGTGGATACCGCCACCCGAATCTCCCCATCTGGCGCATACCCGGCTCCGGCATATTTGCGGACGTGGTCGGTGACCTTGCAGCCAATTTCATCCGCTCGAGCAGCCAACTTGGTACACAGCTCGCGGCGATCCTCTGGGTGTAGCGACTCACCGTGGTCGTTGAACCAGCGGTCGGCATCCAAAACCTCTCCATAGGTATCGATTGGAAACCTTCTTTGTCCCTCTTTGGCCAAGGCAAAACGCTGATGGGCTACTTTCTCAAATCGTTCAGGAGCAGACTTGCCAGTTACATCCACGTATGGGTCCATTGCAGACGCCGTCTTCTTCTCTTCATGCCTCTTCCTATCTGCTGCCCGGGCAGCGCTAGTTAAAGCGCCCATTCCCGCCGCCCCTATAATCGCCGGCAAAATACGTCTCTTGCCAGAAACGCCCGCAAGAGACGCAGCACTGTACCCGCCCGCGGCCCCAACTGAAGCACCTAGTGCCGGATGCATAGGTCGCATGTAAAACGGTCTGTCATCTTTAGCCGCCGCCTTCTCCGTATCGCTGGAGAGCGGCATGATCTCAGAGCCGGTGAGATCGCCGATTTTTGGCATCATGGACTGCTTGTAGCGCTTAACGCCTTGAGAGATATTACTTTTAGCGGTAGGCACTCCCGTAGCTAAGGTTAGCGCCTTGCCCACAAAGCCGGCCATCTTCATCAAAGGAGCTGGAGGTTGTAAATCGTACCACCTACAGGCTGTAAGAAGATTGGCGGCGGCCACCTTCTGTGCCTCTTCTGGAAGTCTGTCTTTGTTCTCCAGGAAATAGATCACGGACAGGGCTGTATTCCCTTTGTCCACACATGCGTATTTCCTTAATTTAGCGCCTCGGTCTAGCATTACCAAGGCGTGCACATCGTCTGGTAAGGCGTCCCGCTGGGATTCCTCCAGAAATTGCGCAGTTTTAATAAAGCCGGGAACTTGCCCAGCGGCCAATTTTGTCTTCAATACGATCCCATTTGGGTCATCGTAAAAATCGATGATTGATCCAGTATGCATGGCTACTCCTCGTGATCTCCACATAATACTACGACTGCCTACTACGTGGGGTCAACCTGCAGCAAAAAACCTCAAACCACGGATATAAGAAAACTGAATTAATGTATCAGATCTAGCCCTAAGGAGGAAACCAACATGGGTTACGCGGACAATGTGCGTTCTTCCACCCGTCCAGCATGCTGGGGGAACACATTAAGTTATGATCAAAATGACATAGAATGCGCAGAATGCCGATTCCGACATTCCTGTGATGTAGAGACCAAGAACAAAGGAGGAGGCAGGATACACGTCAGTTCTAACCCAGTCTACGGGAGAACCAATTATTCATCCAAAAACTGTACTAGCCCAGATATAGACGCAGGAACCAATCAACCTGCCGTTATAGAGCCCAACGAAAAGCCAGCAGAACGCTTCGCAAAAGACGCTTTAGGGGGAGGTCTGCGAGGAATGTTCTATGAAATGTGGCAGTTCTGGAGACATTACCGCATACGTTGACAAGGACGCACGCCGTATGTATAAACAGACCCTACCAGACTGGGGTAGGGTCTGTTTTTTTGATCAAATCTATGCTTGTTTGACAGGTAAAATCCGATATGCGGTGCAATAACAAACAGTTATGCTAATTTTTGGTCGCGGCGACCAAAAATTATTTGGAGGTATTATGGCGACTTACCGATTCGTCAAGAGAGACCCGGATAAAGGGTATTTCGGAAGACAGCTTTGGTTGCCAAAAAAGCACATCAACACACGGTCCGTGAAAAAGGGTCTTGAATTCCCAGTCATGGACGACCAGGGGATGTCCTATGTCCAACTATGGTACGAGGACGGTGAGCACCTCATTGTACCTAGAGAATTTATACCCAGAAAGCACTACGAAAGTCTCCCATTCCCCGTTGTGTCTGTACAGCCTACCCACTTTCCTCACGTCAATTTCAGAAGCAAGATAGTGTTAGATTTCAAAGAGCCAAAAAAGACCACGCAACGTGACGCTTTCGCGGACATGGAAAGGGCGCACTGTGGGATACTAAACCTGGCATGTGGGGGAGGAAAAACAGCCCTAGCACTACACTACATAGCCAGCAAAAAGGTGCCGGCACTAGTAATCGTAAACAACACTACCCTGATAGATCAGTGGCAAGACCGCATCAGGGAATTCCTAGATGTTCCCGGAGGAGTGGGCGTCATACAAGGACCGCCAAGTTCCTGGGACTGGGAGGGGAGAGGCATATGCGTGGGCATGATTCACTCCTTGGCACTCCGCCATGCCGAGCTCCCAGTTGGTATGGACCGCTATTTCGGGTTGGTGATCTATGACGAGGTTCACCACTTAGCAGCGCCATTATTCTCACAAACAGCCCCTCTATTCTTCGGAGAACGCCACGGACTAACGGCAACAAACAGTAGAGAAGATGGGCTAGAGGTAGTCTACCAATATCATGTCGGGGAAGCTTACCACAGAAATCTAATGCAGGATTTGAAACCGCGCATCTATTTCCAGCAGTGCCCGGTGACTATCAACGCGAAAGATCCCGCCGTCAGTCGAGAAGTACACGACAAATCTGGCAGACTCAACATACCAAAGCTGCGTAACTACCTGGGAAGTTTGCCAGAAGTTAACGAGTTTATAGCCGAAAAGCTTCAGATACCCGTAGCTGCCGGACGTAAAGTGTTGGTACTCAGCCATAGTGTCGATCAATTACGCCGGCTCAACGAAATGTTCGAAGATTCCGGACTCTGTACCGGCAGAGAAAAGCCAGAAAAAAGACTAGAAACTTTACGAACCAAACAACTCAGTTTTGGGACTCTCCAATTAGTACGAGAGGCATTGGATGAAGATACATTGGATACTCTCTACTTCATCACCCCATTCGGTAGCCAAGAAATAGAAGATGGAGGGCTTAACACACTCCAACAAGGTATGGGACGGATACAACGATTTAAAGAAGGCAAAAAGACTCCCGTAGTCGTGATACTAGACCACATCTACATACCAAAAATGCACCGCATGTGCAGCAAAATGAAACGCCTACTCAGTGCATGGCCCGCAGAACAAGGAGGTGCACTCGAGTATACAACACTACGACCGTATTCGGAGGAGAATACCAATGAACGATAACCAACGATGGATCATAGTATCTGATGGAACACCGCAAACAATGTACGCGGGTAAAACGAGGCTAAGCGAGGCAGACCTAGACTCCGCAATAGCCAAATACGAACTCATTGAACTCACTGAGTGCCGGGCCATGCGCACTCTTTTGATACCAGCGCCACAAGGAGGGATCAGCCAGAACGAGATAATCACGCCTATAAGCTGCGCAAGAACAGGAATACGCCTGAAAACTAAAGTGTGCTCCTACTTCTGGCCCGATGAATACGAAGCAATGGAAAGCGCGTTCATGGCCCAAATTAAACAGGCAGAAGAAGCAGAAGTTAAAATGCGGGCCGCTCGGTCCGGAATCGTCACCGCCGACGCAATGAAAATAGGACCAGGAGGGAAGCTATTTTCATGAACAAGAGAGAGAAACTACAGGAATTAGAGCACCACTGGGAAGATTGTAGACGATGCGAACTGTGTAGGACACGAAACAATATAGTGTTTGGGGAAGGGAATCCCGAGGCCGATATCCTAGTGATCGGGGAGGCTCCAGGAGAATATGAAGATGTGAAGGGTAGGCCCTTCATTGGACCTGCCGGAGAAGTTCTGGATGGTTTCATAGATGCGATGTCGTTGAACCGGCAAACAGATCTATACGTCACCAACTCAGTATGCTGCCGACCTACTGTAGCTGGGGAAGATGAGCGCACCGGACAGGTACGCATAGACAATCGACAGCCGAGCAAGGACGAGCGGCTGTCATGCAAACCTAGACTTCTAGAGACTATCTACATAATAGACCCCATGCTCATAGTCACATTAGGCCGCGTTCCTTACCAAGTCCTATTCGGCAAAGTACCAAAAATAGAATCTCTGCGCGGAAACACCCAGACGTTACGCATTCAGGGACGACATGCGGAAATCAAATACCCAGTGGTGCCCCTTTACCATACAGCCTATCTTCTGCGAACACACGACAAGCGTGCAGAAGGTCCGTGGGGGAAGACGATGGTAGATTGGGTAAAAATATGTAACGTGATCGATCATTTGCGCGAAGTCTATTACGGGATGGAGCGCCCCAACAGGGAGAACGTAGATGACTGACGAAAAAGTAACATTGGCGCATAAGGCAGTAATAGCCTACGACAGAGCCAGAGAAGAGCTGCAACGCTTTATGTCCGACGAAGACATACGCGAAATATTGCTGGAGATGGAGCAATTGGTAGACGAGCACAATGCCAAGTTAGATGCGGCCATGCGTGCTATCAAAAGCGAACTGCGTATGATGGAGCAAGAAAAGCTTATCATAAATGGGCTTGGAGCGCAGAAGAAGTACAAACGGTATTATGATGCTGAGTTCCTAGCTAACGCACTGCCAGCAGACCAATCCGACGAGATTCTAACTGAGAGGGTTGTCTACGATCTGGACAAGGAGCGGCTAGAACAGCTCTTGAGACAAGGAGAGATAGACAACACGATAGTAGAGAAAGCATACCACGAGGAAGAGCAGAACCCGGCCAACTTGCCGGGTACCCCCAAACCTTACATTCTGCCTACACTGCCGGTGCTAGAATGAGGGCGGCATTTCAACGCACTACTGTCAAGACCAATAGGACCGATCAAAGGGAGGTCGGGAAACGTACAGTCGCGGGATCCATAGAAACAGACATACCAATAGGAGACGGAAACGCAAAGATAGGAATAACCAGAGGGCTCAAGACGTGGTTCAGCACGAGAGAAGCAGGCATGACTGTGGAAAGCACTGTCCATGTACAACTAACGTGTGGACAGAGCGAAGATGAAATTAAGGCAGCAGCAGAAGAAGCTGGGCGTTTAGCTGAAGAATTAGCGCTAAAGGGTAGCGAGGAAATGGGACTGCATCTAGAACCACTAATAGGGGGATCTACGCCGGTAGAAGAAGCACCAAAAGCTAAAAGGTCAGAACACCCTAAGCACAGGAGATACCGGTGAAAATAGTAGAACATGGATGCAGGATAAATGGCCTGAGCGTGACAGAAGTCACCGTCAAAAGATTGCCCAACATGCTGCAAACAATGGAAGCAACATATGCACTGGGCGCGTTTGCCAAGAAAGGGGATAAAAACCTACTCATTGGAACACACGGTCGTTGCACAGCCTACACACAAAATTGGTCTAAGGACACCATGAAGCTCCTAGACGAGTTGCTAAGTTCTATGGAAGAGGACCTTTTACCACGGCACTTTGAGAAGACAGCCGAGATGGAGGATTCTAATGAAGGGATTGAATCTAGAGAAGACGAAGAAGCTAGTCAAATTTGAGGAAGTGCGAGCAGCAGTAGCACAACACCACGATCTGAAGAATGCCGATGTCGTTATAGAAATGGATAAGATACGGCTTAACGAAGAGCTGGATGTAGAAGTGCCCAATGCTGGCACTTTTCGCATGACTAGTTGGGCCAAGAAACAGATGGGCAGCATCTTGGGGGTACAGTGGGACAAGTGGTTTGATCCTCGTTTTGTGACGCATACCCAAGTACAACAAGAGCTACAGCTCAGGTTTTCCAGAACCGGTGACCAGAGAAAACTGAGAACTATGAAATTCAAACCCGGCTCGCCGGGTTTAGAAGGCTGCGATGGTTATCTGCGTGCAGTCTTGAGCCCTACATATCACCCTATCGATGATGAGCGTGTATTCGATAGGCTAGAAAAACAATTTGGACATGAAGCATCAGAATTGAACTTCATGCCTAACCACTTGAGTAAAAAGAGCTCGTGGGGCAACGATCACTGCAACTACTACACTATGGTAGGGCAGCCGGTAAATATGGGCGCTATCGATCGGAACCACCCAGACCCAAAAGTTAGGTCGATATATGATATAGCCGAAATGGAAGGGGCGCTACCAGAAGACGACCTGGTATATCCAGGGTTCAACATACGTAACTCAGAAGTAGGATTCACGGCCATTACTATAGATGAGTTTTCCTTTCGATTAGTATGTCTGAATGGCATGATGATCACCACTGGAGATAGTCGACTGATGTACCGCAGACACGTGCCAATAGAAGACGCACAGTTAGATAAACAGCTTAAAGACGTCTTCGACAAAGCCCCAATTCGCTGGGAAAAGACCAGACAGCTGATGTCTAAGACTCAAGGCGTCTTGTTAGCTAATCCCGCACAAATAATTGAGGATGAATTGAAACGACTAGACGCACCCAAGCATTTCCGAGATCTTGCGGTAAAGAAACACGAAGAAGAGCCGCTTAAGAACGGATACGGCGTTCTTCAAGCCATCACAAGAGCGGCACAAGAGTACGAAGACATGGACAAACGATTCGAATTTGAAGCTATGGGTGGGAAAATACTACAACGAGTAGCTTCTATGAGCTGAACACAACTACTGGAGAAGGTATGAGCAGCATGTCACTAGAAGCTTTGTCAAAGAAAGTACAGAGCCTAAAAGATCGTTTCGAGCGGCTAGAAAAAGACGTCAAAGGACTGAAGGATCTATTGAATGTACACGATAACTGGCACTCGATGATCCGTAAGTGGGTGGGGCACGGCGTGCGTATCTGCGACCGTGACGGCATCACCATAGGCACATTGCTGTGGTCGGATAGGTACAACGTGTGCGTGCAAATAGAAGAGGCAAGGACCGGTCAACGTACGCGTATGTATACCAAAGGCGGCATCAATTGGATAGAGGAAGTATAGGAGGCTGATCTTGGGTGCGCACGAAGAACTGATACTAGTCACCAAAATCATAGATTCCGGTGACATACTACCTGTTATAAACGCTAAGATAACGCCTGATCATTTCAAGAACGAGCACACACTAGGTATTTTCAACCGGATAATGAAAGATTGGAGGAGGTGGAAAGGCAAAAAGCCATCCATACCAACCAGGGAAATTATAGCACGTGATTTTCCTACGATAGATCTGCCCCGCGAAGATAGAAGAAGCTTGGAAGTGGTAGTCGATGATTTCCTAAACCATCACCTTGTACAGGAACTACAAGGCATGGCGGACTTCATTAATGAATGGAAAGACAGTCCAGAGGACGTCCTAAAGCGCTTAAATGAACAGGTGCGCAAACTAGCATATATGAAGCGTGTAGGTCAAGACGTGGTTCTGTCTAACGTGACGAAGGAAGTAGTAGATCGTTACGAGAGCAATAGAGACAGCGATAGCATAAAAGGGATACCCTATCCCTGGGAAGTGCTAAACCACGCCACTCAGGGTATGCTCCCAGGCGAATTCATCCTATTCTACGGTAGGCCAAAATCTCTAAAGACGTGGGTCCTTTTGCATCTAGCTACTTTTGCCTACGACTATGCCAGCAGGAGAGTACTGATATACACAAGGGAAATGACCCCACAACAAATGATGGATCGCTGCGTTTGCTTGTTAATTGGAGCTCCCTATACCGCATACAAAGAGGGTACTTTATCCGAAATAGCCACGCCAGAGGGCGGAACAATGGAAGACAGATTCTATGATCTAACAGCTTCCATGAAATCGGATGAGCGGACCTGTGCCCTAGAAACCGGTTTTAACAAGAGCCTAATCATAACAAGTGATAGAGACGATCCCACAGGAGGCGGAGTTCAAGGTTTACGAAAAAAGGTAGATGATCACAAGCCAAACCTAATATGTGCCGATGCAGTATATCTGATGCGCAATGATCGCGCTGGAGGTAAAAGGTCTGTGAAGTGGGACGATCAGGCCGCCATAACCCAGGACCTAAAAGACCTGGCCCTAGACACCAATAAACCCCTCATAGGAACTAACCAAGCAACACGAAGTAGCGAGGATCGTAAGGGACAAAGTGTGTCCAACATCTCATTCTCCGACTCATATGGCATGGACTGCGATCTTGCTATAGAAATCATCAAGAAGAAAATCACCGACGAAACAAATGAGTTAGCCCTAGCTATCACAGGCGCGCGCGAGATCAATATATCTGGATTCGCTATCAATGGTAATCCAGCAACCAACTTTGGGCCTCTATACGAGAAATTCAGAGATCAAGCAGGCGTAGAACAGCTAGACGGCGACGGCAACCCACTAGTAGTTCCTGTTATCTTCAGTGATCACAACGACATCAAAGACTTCCTAAAGAAAGGAGAAGATTCCGAAAAGCCCAAAGATACCAAAACAAAAGCGCAATACGCTAAGTTAGCAAAAATTGCATTTAAAGAGGCGAGAAAGCATAGCTAATGCGGGACGTAATTTACAGAGAAGCAGCACGGCATCTACGATACATTAAGTCGTCCGGTCCAGACGATATAGGTGGCCCCTGCCCATTCCACAAAGGAGGGATGGAACAAAACCCGTCGTTCTATATCAGCCTAGTAACAGGGCAATTCTTCTGCCATTCATGTAAAGCAAAAGGAACATTCGTTCAATTCCTTAAGCGTTTTAACGCACCGCCCACACTAATAGATTCCATATTAGAGTTAGGCAGAAGAGAAGAATCCCACAGACCAAAAGTAAAACTAGGTGCAGGTATAGGTGAGCATGTACTGAATGAGAGCTTGCTAGGGGTATTCCAATACTGCCCTACAGATTTAGTTAAAGCGGGCTTCGACGAAAAACTGCTACAAGAGCTTGATGTAGGGTTCGACAAAAATGAAATGCGGATCACGTTCCCTATACGTGATCTCTACGGAAGTCTAGTGGGAATCTCCGGACGATCTGTAACTGGAGATTACCCAAGGTATAAGGTGTACAAATCCAAAGATCTGCTCCGGTATGCTCCAGATGACCACGCAGTAATAGCTCGATACAGAGCGTACAACATCAATAACCACGATCATTTATGGAACCTACATAATGTGTACCCCGGCGCCTTCTATGGAGAGACCGATACAGTAATAGTCGTAGAAGGATACAAAGCGTGCATTTGGTTAATACAGCAGGGATTTGAAAACGTGGTAGCGCTACAAGGTAGCAGCCTAACACAACCACAAGGACAGCTTTTGGGTCGCCTAGGAACGACAATAATGTTATTCCTAGACAACAACAAGGCAGGCAAAGAAGGCACTTATTTAGCAGGATGGTGGCTTAGGCGAAGAGGTCTTCGCGTACTTGCTATAACATACCCAGAGTGGTGCGAAGAACAAGCACAACCAGATGACCTAGAACAGCCAGACATATTGAGCGTGCTAAACACCGCAGAGGACTGGCATTTTTGGAGGAACAAAAACGATGCAATACTCAACGAAGCAAAGAAGTTCATTCGGACAGCGAGTAAGGGGCTACACTACTAGACGTAGTGAAAGCTCAGGAGGTGGAGGTGCGCTATTATCTGTCCGCTGGAACAGTATGTGGCGGCCGCCACAAAATGTAACTACCAAATTCAGATTGCTACCCGGAGCCTACGTAGGATTCGAAGGAGAAGAAAACGAATATTTCCAATATGTAGATCACTTTGTAGCACGTAGTAAACGTGGTTTCATATGCTCCAAACAATACCAAATAATAGACGGCAACCTAACCAGTACTGGAGGAAAATGCCTCGGCTGTAAAGAAAGAGACGGTGGAGCAGACGACATCTCTTGGAGCCTAAAACACGCATTTAACGGTGTACACCTAGTTTGGTACCATTTAGAGCCAGTAATAGATGACAACGGAAAGCCGATGCTATATAAACACGGTGATCGTAAGGGGGAACAGATCATGCGCAAAATCGAATGCGAAGGTCGTCGTTGTCCCCACTGCAAAGACGGCTTAGAGAAAGTTTTCGGCAAACAGGTACACTGGAGTATAGGCTCCGGTCACCTAAATGATCTAGCCGGATTCGTATCAGAGATAGAAAAAGACTGCGCTAATTGTGGAGAAGGGCGACTAGAGGAAATATCGTATGAGTGCTCCAACTGCGGCTTCGTGTTCATAGATATGAACACGACAGAGATGGATAACGCAGCTATCGCCAGTTACGTTTCGCATAAACGGGAATGCCCAGAGTGCAAAACTAAAGATTACCCGATGCGCCAATTTGAGTGCGATGTCTGCCAAGATCCAGAAAGTACTTCTATATTCGACTGCACTCTGGAGATCAAACGACAAGGAGAGAATACCAACTCCACCATACAAATTCCTCGATGGACCAAAGAGGACCTACCCGATAACTTGGACCCGAAAATAGACCTTAAGCCTTTCCAGTTCAAACGTGTATTTAGTCCGGACCCATTCGATATCCAAGCAAAAATACTTAAGATACGCAATCCGTATGGCGCGGGCGACGTTGACGACCACGCCAAAGAGTACGGAGATGACGCCGACTACGGAAAATAGGCCGATGTAGCCCCCTCTGTTTCAACGCAGAGGGGGCTGCGTTTATGTGGAGGACACATGACAATCCAATATGTACCACCCGTAACGTGGGTAGATACACCCGAAGACTTCATGAAGTTTGCCCACCATGTACGAACTACAGGAGAGAGTGCGCTAGATACCGAAACCACCGGCCTCAATCGCATGGTAGACTACGTCCTATTCTGGTCTGCCTGTCCTGACGAGAAGACACGTTATTGTTTTTCCAGAGAAATGCTCCACTTGTGGGACGCCGAATTGTCACAAGATCAAGACATCAAATGGTATTTTACCAACCAAACATTTGACTTCGCTATGCTGATGAATTCTGGGGTGCGTGTTCCTCTGGGAGACTCTTATTGTACTCTGGCCATGGATTGGTTGCTGGACGAAAACCGGCAAGGCCGACACGGACTGAAAGAGACAGCTCTGGATTACTTGGGCCTTAACATGCGCGAATTCAAAGAGGCATTTAAGGGCAAGAAAAAGGGAGAGAGTTATCATGACCGCCTACTACGCGCTATGGATGAAGAATTCGAAAGTGCGACTTCCTACGCTTCACTGGATGCGTGGGCTACCTTTAGAGTATTTCACGAGCTAAAGCGTAGACTACAAAACGAATACAGTATGGATGGCATGTGCCTGTGGGATTATTTTGACGAAATAGAAATGCCATTCACAAGGGTGCTGCACAATTGTAGCCGACGCGGCGTCATGGTAGACCTTGGCTATTTAGACGAATTGTCGCCTAAGATGGAAGCGGATATAGCCAAATTAGAAAAACAGCTAACTAAAATTGCTGGAACAGAAATCAACCCAAATAGCCCAAAACAACTACAAAAACTGTTCTTTGATAAGCTCGGGCTAAAACCCATCAAGATGACTTCCGGAGGAGCCAGCGGCAACCGTCAGCCTTCCACAGATGAGTCCTGTCTTAGGGCATGGGAAGAGGATGGCGTAGAAGCCGCTAAAATACTGTTAGAGCACCGTGCTCTAGCTAAAATGAAAGGCACTTACGTAGATGGACTACGTAAATGGGTAGATAAAGAGCTTCGGATACACCCTACACTAACTCAACACGTTACCGTTACTGGCAGGCTAAGCTC